GCAAGATGACCTTTTAATAAGAGGGCCATTGATACTCGCCGTTGATTATAATTCACCCAGCGCATCTATTAATCATAAAGATATGGTAGATATTCCGGGGAATCAATCATCGGGTCATTGTAAACACGAAGAAAGGCGCTGGGTAAACCAGGCTCAAATTTGACGTAAAAGTGTTGGACGTCAAATTCAATAACTCAAACCAAACCAACAAAAAGTTTGAGCTGTCTCCCTACCTGGGACAGGTCGACCGTACAACGCCCGGTCGATAAGGCTCTCACAAACTACCAGCAACTCCATTAGGATTCGTCATCGGAGGAACCGACACGAAAACACCGAAGTTACTATCATCAGCACCACCACGACACACATAGTTAATGGGCATCGTTGTGTTTCCCGGATAATAATATGTTACAACCGTGCGATTGGCTAGAGAAGCCGCTTGCGTGGTATAAATCTGGGAAGGACCAACATAATGGTCTTGAGTGGCACGAGAATGATATCTGTGATATTGTGGAATGGATGTTTCTGTACAAAGATTCGCAGCAACTTGATTAAACTGTTGTGGATTGCTTATGCGTGAGGCATTAGGATTAGAACTCCCATCAGGCAAAACAGTCGTGTGATTCGTAAATGAACTATACGTATTAAAAGTCACCTGTTGTGAGAACAATACTGGTGCTAAATTTTGCGCTAGAGCCGAGGAACCTACAATCTTTAAGCGAACACCACCACGAACCAGAGCATAACAACCACTCAATGTAGAGTAGAGGTCAGCAATAGTATCGGGATAGTTGTTCGCTACAGTATTTGAATAAACCAACGATCCATAAGGAACAATGGTCAAAAACCGTGAGGGCGTAGGTTCACCAACTAAATAAGGCATGAAATTCATACACTTAAGTAAAGTTCTAAAAGAAGTAATCTTCTCTCCAATACACGCAGCAGCATTAACAGAGTTGTCAGATGTAATTAGAGCATCACCAATAGTCGAATTGACAATGGCACACTCTTGATTATCTGGCATAGGTTCTGTCAAAACTCTACCACTTTGAGGAGTGGCTGACATAACAGGCATATTCTGCTGAGATCTAGGTACTGCAAACTCCATATCAGGACCACCAGCTAGTTCAGTAAGTATTGTGATAGACGAACTGACAGAAGCTGGAGCTATAAGTGGATCCAACACGTACACTGAAAGTGTTCCTATTGAAATACCAGCTGTAAGCAAGGTTCTGTATGAAGAATTAGCAACATATGGAATTGCGACTGTAATTATAGAAGATTCTCTCACATCAACAATCTCGCGATGTGTATAAGTACTGAGATCCAAACTTCTAGCTGAAACAGTATTGTCAGAATCATGCGGGAAGAAAACAAAAGCCAGTCTCCCTGAATGATATTCAGTTTTAACAAGTTTGAAAGTGAATACTAGAGATCCTCTCCAATAGCAGAAGTAACTACTAACTAATTGCATAGGCGTATAATCAGTAATTCCAATAGTGCCTAATCCAGTTCTCGTTTGTACTAAAGAACTAGGATAAACTCCAAATTCGGCCAACGCGGTACCAGAAGTATTAGCAGTTGTCCAACTAAAAGTTTTAATCCAGGCTGGAATAGTAACGAGAAAAGAAAAATCCATCTCATCAGTATCCGTGGAAGAGAAACCAGGCAAAACATCAACAGCATTTTTAGCATTCAAAGCCAAAACCTGTCCTTGATCAACTGTATTTACGTGGGAAAAGTTGGCCAAAACTTGTCGCTCTGTCTTAACTAAAGAGCTTTGATTTACTGGTTTGCTCCACCCGAATATAGATGCAGCATTGGAAGCAATATCTGAAATCCAAGACAACCCCGAGGCGTAAGCGGAAATTCCTGGTACAGGAACAAATAATGAAGATGCTTTTGAAATCTTCAACAACGTGGAGGACAAAGGTCCCTTTTGTTGAGAAGCAGCTTCTTTTTCTGAAATCGAACGACCCGTCATCATCTTTCCAGCTTGAGGTGCAGCCGCAGAAATTAATTCTACGTCTTCAAACGAAGACCAGAGAGAGTATGTACAAGTTGTAGAACCGGATGGTGCTACCAAAGGTGAGTAGGGAAATATTTGGAGGCTCCCTACAGCCCCAAACCCATTATTGGCAGTAATAGCCGATATGGGTGTATAATTCAAACAAGAAGTATATGGTATTTTTAGAACTCCTTGAGTATCACAACTTAAATCCAATTCTATGCGCGGTAATTGTGTGCGCTGGACTAGAGTATTAGTGTGTGCTAAGTAGTTCAAAGGACCATTTACAGATATTGGGTTCGATCCACCAGAATGGGTGAAACACAACATATATCTTCCTTGTTGAAATTTATTCGCATTAATCTGAAATCTGACAACTAGAGTGCCTTTGAATCCGAGAAATCCCGAAATTTTATTCAAGACTACAGGTTTTTGCAAAAAGTCATGCGGCGCAGTGTATCTAGTAAAAGTACCCGAGGTATCAGTAGTTCCAAGGGTGCCAGATACCATGAGAACAGGTTTAGCTAGAAAAGCTTTCATAGACTGTTCAGAGGTATCCGCTGATGTACTGGTAAGCATTGACGTAAGTCGTTTAAAATTGTTAACCGACGCGGAGACTAAATTCCCATCATTACTAAAAGTAGTAGTGTTTTGTTGGGATTTTGTGTCCTCGCCCGCCACCTGCTGAGAGGTAAAATTGTTGGAGATTGATTGCGGGTCTCCACCCGAGAATGAATTTTCAGCAAGTCGATAATTTAACTCACCACAACGACTCAATATGTGGGAGCGTACCTTGTTTGATCTAGATATAGC